GCAGCAGGCGCGACCGTGCTTACGCTGAAACTGAACGGAGAAGCGGTTGGAGGAACAGAGATGGACTATACCGTAGTTACGGCGAACACTTATCAGAATGTGAGCGCGGACACGCTGATCCCTGTACCGGCAGGAACAAGCCTTACTGTATCAGTCGGAAATATTTCTACAACCGAAGTCCTGGTAAAAGACGCGAACCTCATCATCAAAAAAGTTGCGTAGGGGGTGACGAATCATGATTACTTTCCGAAGCAAAACAGACGTAACAGATGCGGATGCTATTTTTTCGGAAATCAACAGCCGCTTCGTGGCAGCTATCATGATGCACGGCCAGATGGCAGATTATTTCGATTTTCTCGGGCTGAAAGGTTACAAACGGATACATGAGTACCAGCACATCGCAGAAAGCCTTGAGCGCCGTAAGGTGTGCCGGTATTACATCGAACGGCACGGGAAAATTATTCCAGATGCGTTTTCTGGCGAGGTTAAAATGATTCCGGACGGATGGTATGCCGCAAAAAGCATTTCCGTCGGAAAAGGCACTAAGCAGAAAGCCGTAGAGGATGGATTTTCCGCCTATCGTGAATGGGAAGAGGAGACAAAAGCGGTATATCAGATCTATGCCTCAACGCTACTTGAAAAAGGAAATGTGGAAGATTTCATGCTTGTAGCTTCGCTGATAGATGATGTGGGCGATGAACTGAAAGAGGTTGACAAAATTATTCTTGATCTGATCTCGACCGGCTATGATATGGTCCATATCACTGAGTCGCAGAAAGAATTGAACGAAAAATACAAAAAACGCATGAAAGGAATCGAGGTTGAATGATGGGAAACGTGAAAGAAGTGCTGGAAAAGCAGTTGGAAAGAGAAAAAGAATCTGCGATGCAGAAACTCACGACAGATAACCTTGACGCAATGTTCAAAATCACAACCACACTGTGCAATATGCGGAAAATGGAGTGTGGGAGCATTCCATCGGTCATGATGGATGCATCAGAGACACTGATTAAGAAGTACAGCAACGGAAAATATGATAAGAATATTGATGCATTGTATGAAGAATACATTGCGGCAAAAATGGCGTACCAGGAACACGGAGATGCGGTGCACAAAGATAAGCTTATGGATTCCGTCGGCCGCCTGATGGTTGAGGTGTTCGATATGCTACAGGCGATGATTCTTGATGCGGATTTCCGCGACGAAAGACAGGCTATCATGCAGCAAATTCGAAAACTTGCTGATTCGTGATGACAAGATGGGTACAACGAAAAACATTGAATGTAGTACGATAGGAGCGTGAAAAGAAATTGGGATGGGCTTGTAAGTCATTTTGATGTTCAATTCACCTCCTTTCGACGTTCTAGGGGATCCTGTTAAGAGCCTGCACAAGGCTCGGAACGTGTCTGAAATATGCCGCGTTTTCCATTCCTCAAGCCTTTCTGAAAACGCGGCGTGTTTCTTATTATTTTATGAATTACACAATTGGGAAACAGTAATGGAAAACTGGCATCATCCCCCTTGATTCTGCCATAAGATGCTGGATCTTTGGACTGCTTGATAGGTTCGAACCCTATTTTCCCATTACCCCGGCAGAGGTTGATCTGCCTAAATCCATTACTGCCGACGGGCAGTTAAAAACAACGTTTAGGAGGATAGAAAATGCAGAATTACGAAGCAATTCTTTCAGAACTCGAAATCGAGATTCCGGAAGACAAAAAAGCAGATCTGAAAAAGAAGATGGAAGAAAACTATCGGACCAAATCAGATTATGACAAGGTAGTTACAAAGCGTGATGAGTACAAGAACTCGCTGGACGATGTGCAGAAAGAGCTGGAGGGATTTAAAGACGTGAATGTCGAAGAATTACAGACGAAAGTTACAACCCTCACCACACAGCTCAACGAAGAGAAAGCTGGACGGGCAGCAGATGCCAGAAAGGCAGAGGTCGAAAAACAGGTAAATGATTTCTTGACGGCTACAGATGAAAAGGGAGCGAAGAAATACGAGTTTTTGAACAGCATTACGGCTGATTACTACCGCTCGGAGCTTGCGAAAGCTCTGGACGCTGATTCTGCAAAAGGAAAGTCCATTTCGGACATTTTCTCAGAGATGATTACCGACAAGGACGGAAAACAGAAGACAGGAATTTTCGTGGATCAGCAGCAGAAACAGACACAGCAGAATGCAGCCCGTTTTACAAAACCATCAAGTAAAGAGCATCACCAGGAAGGACAGAAATATACGATGGCTGAGCTGATGAAAATGAAGAACGAAAATCCAGGTCTTGATATTAAACAGTATATGTAACAGAGAAACCGATGGTATGTTTGTAATACCGTTGCTAACCTAATTACCTTTTGAAAGTTATAGGTAGAAAGGATTTTTTATGGCATTATTTGATACCAAAAATTTTAACGGTGAAGTATTCGGTGCGTATGTCGATGCTGTACCAAACCTCAACAGAAATGAACTTTTGAAATCCGGCGCTATTGTAGAAAAACCACAGTATGCAACTATGCTTCCGGATCAGACAGGCGGAAACTATATTACAATTCCGATCAAGGCAAGAATTGGCGGAACTGCGGATAATTATGACGGCAATACGGATATCACTGCTGATTCCAGAGATACTTACACTCACGGAAGAATTGTAGTTGGACGTGCACACGGATGGACAGAAAAAGATTTCTCCTCCGATATCACTGGAGAAGACTTTATGCCAGCAGCGCAGGAAGTAGCTGAATACTGGGATGACGTAGACCAGGAAACGTTACTCTGCGTACTGAAAGGAATTTTTTCGATGACTGGCCAGAAAAACAAAGAGTTTGTTAATGACCACACATACGATGTTTCTATGTCTGCGACAGAAACAGGATTTGCGGAAACCACGCTAAACAATGCGATTCAGCAGGCACTTGGAGACAACAAAGGGAAATTCAGTCTGGCAATTATGCATTCTAAGATTGCTACTAATCTTGAAAATCTCAAACTCATTGCGTACATGAAATACAATGACGGCGAAGGAATCGAAAGAGATTTAACACTCGCCACATTGAATGGCCGCACTGTCCTGATTGATGACAATATGCCGACTACTTCTTTGAACGCAAAATATGTCAAGGCCGCAAAAACAGATCCTGGGGCATTAAAAGTTACAACAGCCGGATCTGGTGAAGGAGAAGTGGCGAAAACCACTGTGCAGAGCGATGTAACCGACGTAAAAGAAGGAGATTATGTTGTGCTTCTTCCAGCGGGCACTGCGTACACAACGTACGTTCTCGGAAATGGTGCAATCGAGTACACAAACTGTGGTGCCAAGGTTCCGTATGAGATGGATAGAGATCCGAAGGAAAAAGGCGGAGAGGATACTTTGTATTCCCGCCAGAGAAAAATTTTTTCCCCATACGGCATCTCTTTCAAAACGCCTAGTTTCATTTCTCCAACGAATTCCCAGTTAGAGAGTGGTGATAACTGGGAACTTGCAAATAATAACAGTACTTCTACCAAGAAGTATTTCCCAATCAAAGCAATCCCAATTGCACGCATCATCACTCGATAGGAGGTATCTGGCATGGCTTATGCAGATTATGAATTTTACACAACTTCATATTTCGGCGATACCGTGCCAGAATCCGACTTTCCGCGGTACGCCGAGCGGGCAAGTGATCGAATCGATATGCTGACATTCGACCGGCTTGCCGACGGGCTGCCGGAAAACGAACGGGCACAGAAAAAGATCAAGAAAGCGGTCTGTACACTGGCGGATGCGCTTTTTCAGATCGACACCGTAAAAAATGCCGCGATGGAAACAGTAGGAACCGTAAAGAGAGAAGATGGAACGGTCATCAATAAGGCCGTTTCTTCGATTTCTTCCGGCAGTGAAAGCATCTCCTACGTGACCGGAACCAGCGGTACAAATTCCAGCGTCTACGGACAAGCGGCGATGGACAAAAAGGTAGAAAACGTGCTCGTGACACAGATTATTCTCGAAAATCTACAGGGCGTTATGACGGATGACGGCGTTCCGGTCCTGTATGCAGGCGTGAGGTTATGATATTGGGTGGAAGAGGTAGCAACAGTGGAATGATGAAAACTGTAAACGGTAAGACGGTAAAACGCTTCAATACCACCCTAAAGGCTGGAAACTCGTAGAAAATGCTCTTACGAATCCAAAAGGCTATACGTGGTACTCGAATGGAAAATCACGTTTTAGCGGTCAATATGAAACGGCGCTTGTAAAGAATAAGAAGTAGGTGAAACCATGTATGATGAAACCATAACTCTTTTCAATCGGTACGAAGATCAAACCGGGAATGTATTCTGGTATCCGACCGTGCTGCAGCATGTGGATCTTATCACGGATAAGGTCGCAAATATTGTCCGAACCGGCATTGACAGTGCCGATACGGCCAGCCTTCACGTGGCGTACACGCCATATAACGGCACAATTATGGTGCAGGGAAAGAAGTGGTTATCACCGAAAGCCTGGAAAGCTCAGACGAATGAAGAACTCCCGGGAACAATCACTTTTGCTAACGAAGATTTTTTCGTGCTCGGCGATTACTGCGTCAAGAAAGAACAGGCTTATCTTATCGACAATAACGGAGCATACGTGCAGGATCACGAGAAAAGGCCGATTTCCACAAGTGTTGAACGGCAGATGTACGGCGTGGTGAAAGACGCGGAATACACAAGCAGAGTAGACCGCGGCTTCTATGACTACATGAACAAAAAATACGATAATGTGTTTTCCATCAGCAATGTAGGCGGTCCGTACAGGCTTATTCCTCATTTTGAGATAGGGGGAAGATGATGAGTAATACAAAGCATTTCCCAAGTTTTTCGGTTGTGAACGGACACGTTAAGGTGCAAGTAGACCTTACGAGATTCGATAAGCAATTCCGGGAAGCTCAGTTTTGGCTTGACGGGCAGGTTATGAACGATATGATTCCGTACATGCCATTTCGAGACGGAATCATGGTAGACACCACCAGAGTGCGTAGCGCATCCTTGCAAGGCACTGGAAAAGTGTGTGCAGGCGCTCCGCCGTATGGTCGATTCCTGTACGAAGGAAAGCTTATGGTTGATCCGGAAACACGCTCAGCGTGGGCGAGACCCGGAGCAAAAAAGGTTGTTACAGACACACCGCTGAAATTTGATAAAACGGCACATCCGTCCGCAACGGATCACTGGTTTGACGCGGCAAAGGCGGCACACGGCAAGCAATGGGTGAAAGGAGTGAAGAAACGTGCCGGAGGAGGTTAAAAAGCTCGTTACGTACGATGTTGACGGTTATGACATCGTAACAAAAGCACTTGAAACTGTTCTGAACACTTTTCCCGGTCTGCAGCCGACCGAAAAGATTAAGTTTTCATTTCTAAAAGAGGATGACGGAATCGCATTCTATCCGGTGAGCGGGGCAGTTGTCGCATCGGAAAAAAAATCGGTCACCGGGATGGTAGATCAGCTCTGCAATTACCCGTTTTTTGTGGTGTACCGTTCCGCACCTACAACGCCTGGAGTCAAGACGGAAATCAAGGAATTTTTGGACACTCTCGGAAAGTGGCTGGAAAAACAGCCCGTGCAGGTGGATGGGGAAGAACATCATCTGAATTCTTACCCTACACTTACGGAAGGAAGAGTTATTGAATCTATAACCCGTCTTACGCCATCTTATCTTGATACGGTGGCGGAGAACAAAGTGGAAGACTGGGTTATCAGTATGTCCTTAAAATATCGGAAAAAATTCAAAAAATAATCATACCGGCACCGATTCGGCAGCCGCTGACCGCGAAAAGTTACGCGGTAGAAAGGAAAAAACATGTCTAAACTTGAGCGTGAAGCAATGGCCACTTACCTTGATTCGACTTTCAAGAGAGTCGTGGCATCCGCAAGCTGGGTGCTGGTAGGTGATGACATTGAGGATATGGCCGTAGAGCTTAACCCGGACACAGAAACAACCAAAAACATTCTCGGACAGACCAAAACGAGAGACAACGGATATGAGCCGTCTATGGATGCTGACCCGTTCTATGCTGATCCGGATAACAAGCTGTATCCGGTGCTGCGAGATATTGCCCTCGAGCGTAAAAAAGGCGATGCTTGTAAAACACTTATGCTAGAGGTCATCGTGGAGGACACAGCGGCAACAAATCATCTTGCTTACGTGCGTGAGGTCATCGTAAAACCGCAGTCTTACGGCGGCGATACTGCAGGTCTCAATATCCCGTTCGCTGTTTCTGAGGATGGAAAATTCACAAAAGGCTACGTAAGCGCAGCTTCTCTTAAAACCGGAACTCCGGAATTTAATGAGGGCGCAGCGCCAGTTTCCGATAAAAGCACATCCCTGGCGTAAGATCACACACGAATAGAAAGGAGCTTTTAGATGAGCAATAAACTGGTAAAACCGCAGAGTAACGACATCATTATTGATGATGGCTTAAAAACTTATTATATCAAAAATAAGCAGGGCCATGTATACGGGAAATTTGATTTTCGACCGTCCGACACCAATCTTATCTCACGATATGATGAGGTTGTAGAGCATCTGAACAGCTTTTCAGCTCCTGAAAACGAACAGGCGGACATCAAAAAGGTTGAAAACATGGTTGCTGATGAGCTTTCCTATCTGATCGGATCGGATTCGAAAGAATCATTTTTCAGCATCTTAGGCCCGTTCTCTCCGCTTGCTTCTGGAAAACTGTTTTTCGAAGAAGTTGTTGACGCTATCGGCCGCGTGATCGAAACTGAGACCGAACACAGGGCGAAGAAAGTTCGAACACGTATGAATAAGTACGTTGCAAAATATCGTAAATAATGGACGCGTGGAGCCTTCCGACATCGCTCAACGTTGCAGGCAAAGAATATCCAATACGCTCAGATTATCGAGTGGTATTGGATATTTTGCAATGTATGAACGATCCCGAGATTTTCGAACCAGATATGACCGAGGACGAAAAGAGGGCGGAGCAGGTCATAAGCATGTTAGCTATCCTCTATATTGATTTTGACGATATGCCACCCGCCGAATGGGAAGAAGCATCAGAAAAAGCATGTGAATTTATTGACTGCGGGTTTTCAGAGGACACAAAGCGAAAAAGGCCAAAATTAATGGACTGGATACAGGATGCAACCATTATTATTCCGTCTATCAATAAGGTTGCCGGAAAAGATGTGCGCGGTCAGAAGTATCTGCACTGGTGGACTTTTTTTGCATTCTACATGGAGATCGGCGAAGGCACGTTTGCGACCGTGGTAAGTATCCGAGATAAAAAAGCCAAAGGAAAGAAACTGGACAAGTGGGAACAGGAATATTACAGAGATAACAAGGCTATCATCGATCTCAAATCGGCAAGCGGCCAGAGAAGCGAAGAAGAAAAAGCAGCTCTTAGAGAGCTTTTCGGAATATCAAAATAACTGCCGGAGCATACGGAGCACCGGCACAAACCGTTAAAAGTTACACGGTAGGAAGGAAAAACGCATGGCGGGACAGGCTGACGGTTATATCATTATTGATACGGAGATTGACACCAACGGCGCAAAAGCTGGCAGTAAGGAGCTGGAAGCGAATGTGCGGCAGTGTATCTCGTCTATTAATGGTCTTGGAGACAAGGCCAAAGCATCACTCAACAAACAGGCGAATGCGTTCTCGAAGCTGAACGATCAGTACAGAGAACAAGAAAAAATAGTCGAACAGCTCAAAGAAAAGGTTGCTGAACTCGGAAAACAGCAGATACCGACCGACGAATACAAAGAGATCCAGGCGCAGATAGAGTCTGCTAAGACGCAGATGGACAAACTCATCTATGCGCAGGAAAAATTTGTGGCACTTGGCGGC